ACAGTTTGGCTCGCAACTCTGGTATTGTTTCAAAGCCTGCCAAGGCGATGAAACTGTACTGACAAGGTGAGCTGAAGGCGGAGGGCTGTGGTGAGCAGTCTATACGCTATACAACCTCTTTGACAATCGGAAAATTAAATTGTTAAATGCTGTATTACACATATCAATAAACTCAAAGCCGATGTCGGCATTCCCATGTCTATTAAAGAGGTACTTGGAGAAGATAGAGAATGTGAATACGTGGCGGCGATTGCTCAATTGGCGGAAGAAGCCTTTGATGATCAATGTACCGTAAGTAATCCACGCTATCCACTTGTCAATGATTTGTTAAATATTTACCAGGAAGCTTGGTATGGTTCATAATTATTATCTCTTAGATGAATAAGTAAACAAAAAATAGTTAAAATGATTGTAAAACCCCGTCTGGTGTACAGTATTTTGTTGTATGTACTGATTATGATTCTTATCTTTGTATCAAAGCCCAGTTTGATGTTTGAGAAAAATAAAGTGACGGATACCATGTTGAAACCCTTTGGCGTGGGACGCGACAAGACACTGTTTTCTTTTGGTGTATTCGCAGTAGTAGTAGCAATCCTAAGCTTCTATCTATTCTGTAGCATTGATCTTGTATTTGGAGCTTGAATCACGGTTTTTCTTTGTGAAACATCCGCAACCAACATGTTCGGAAGCACGGATGTCTTCGGGAGGCGTAGGTGTCTCTTCTTCGGTTAGAGCCTCCTCATCTTCATTTTCTTTCATATTTTTGCGATAAATGCTAAACATATAAACGACCATCAGAGGGAAAATGATGTGGAAAATATACATGGTGGAGACAAGAGAACTATATAATAGAACATGCTTTCTCACTTATGTCTTTTTTTATACCATAAGGGTAATAAGATACCAGTATGGCGGATTACAATAGTTGCCACACATATAATAAGACCACGATTACATTTACAAAGAAGGGCGGTCGCAACAGCTCTGTATCATTAGTATGTGGTGCAAATGGGAAAGAAAAGCCTCTTAAAACCTACATGTTGTTGTCGGATGCACAGAAAAACATCCAAGAGAGTCGCCTACTTCATCTTCAACATTCTATGAGTTTGCGTAACAAGTGCATTACTATGTGGGATAAGAAGTGCGTAGATGACATGAATAAACATATCGCTCTTGCGAATGCACTTCCCAATGTAGTATCTACCAGTCGCGAAGAGAAACAAATACTGGTATCGGAGATGGAAAAAGAAATGGATAACAAAAAGAGTACCCATAAAAAAAGGAAAGAACTTTGGTTAAAGATATGCAAACTTAAAGACACCTCTAATACTCCATTAGAGTTTGTGGCCTTTGAAGAAACAGGTTTGGACGAAAAGACGGAGGAGCCGAAACAAGAAAAGGTGGAGGTGGTTGTTTCTCCCTTGGCAAAGAAAGAGAAGGGGGCTGTACGCAAACTTTCGCCGGAAAAGATAGATGCCATTAAAAAGGTGGCAAAGAATAAGGTTGCGTCTGTGTTATGGAAATTCAAGACGAAAGATGAATGTGCATCTTCAAGTCGTAAACAGCCGTATTATCAGAGCAAAGCGGAAATTATACAAATCATTAGTAAACAGCCACAAGTTATGAAGATGCTCCCTAAAAATTACAAAACTTTGAGCAAAGATGAATTGTGTAAATATCTTCTTCCAAAGTAATAATATATATTCCACTAAGTGCGACATCAAATATGTTTGAGAAAATAAGTCCTCTTTACTTTATCCTTGCCTTTGCAGCCGGTCTTTTCTACTGTTATCTTGTTCATCCCCTCCCCGAAGTTGTTTACAAGTTCCCCTCCCCTACAAATGCTGGAAAGGTAGTATACAAAGATAAGAATGAACAATGTTACAAATTCAAGGCAGACAAGGTGGCGTGTCCGATTGACCGCACACTTATTAAACCGCAACCCATAGAAGAAGACTTTACTAATAAGAAAGTAAAGTAAACATTATGTTACCGGTACAAAAATTCGGACCATAAAGTAAAATGATTGCTGTCATAGAACGTATTTTGGATGATCCCATTGGGAAAATTGTATTTTCCATACTTCTTGGTTTGGGGCTCGCAAGTCTATTCCGCCGTGCATGTAAAGATAAACAATGTGTCATTATCAAGGGTCCCAGTGTAAAAGAAATGGACAAGTACTATTATAAGATTGACGATGACTGTTTCAAATACACACCCGTAGCTACCTCATGTGAAAAATAATTTTACAACTAATTAACGGCGTTTGTTTTTCTTTTCAAAAAAATGTTATTATTGAAAATGAACAAGTCAACTCCTATTTCGCAGCTCCCTTTGAATAACCAGGGAAATTTTGTAAACGAGCAACAACAACGCATTGTTACGGAGGCACAGAATGCCGTTGCAAACATGAACCTCCCCCAGAATTCTCAACATGATACAGAAGTATCTACTGACGAAGATGCCGCCATCCAAGAAGTACTAAACCAAATCAACATGTCTATGGATGAACCTCCACGTGCTCCATCGTCTTCCAGCACCCATGCAAGTTTTCAAGGGGGTACAGGTGTGGCACCCTCTACAGATGCGGTACAATACAGTGAAAACAATGGCTCTGGTGCTATGAGACAAAGTGCTGGTGAGACCACTTCGCCACCACAATACCAACCCTATCCTCCTCCTCAGGCATCTCAGCCCCCTAAAATGGGACCATCTCAATATGGAATGAACGCATCTATGATGTACCACAATGCCATGAACACCAATGTGCCTACATCTGCACACCAAACGGCTCCCATGGGAAGCATTCCCATGTATAGTGGATTTACCAATATTGAACAATTTATTCGCATGTTTGGCGATGATATCAAGATGGTTGTACTTATCATTGGTGCAGTAGTTGCCGCCCATTTTATTCCCTTTACGCGTATTCTTGGTCCTTATCTTGCTCTTGATCGCATTCCGTATCACGATATTATTTTCCGTGCTGTATTCTCTGCATTTATGGTAATGATAGTAAGAAAAATGATCCATGTTTAGTATGGAGACATTGTGGCATTGAAGTCCAAGCTCTTCATTTTTATTCTTCGTATGCGTCTTCGTCGTCCATTTCGGGTACGAGTTCAAGATCCGCATAATGTTCATCATCGTCATCGTCATCTAAATCGTTGGTTGCGGCGGCGGTCTGCATTTTCATGGCGATGCCCATGCTTTGGATTTCTTGCATGAATAATTTGAATGCATAGGGAGTTTCCACGGGGTCAATATTTGTATTATCTGGGGCGGTGGGATCTGCGGTAGGGTTTAGATCATTGCCAACCAATTGTCCTGTCTCGTTATTCAGAAGCCATTTGTATTTATCAGAACGTTCCATCGTACTTTCTTTGAGGAACGCACTGAGACCATGAGAAAGAATACTGTCCTTTTCCATTTCTCCGATGCGAAGACCACCGTTGTTTCCGCGCCCCTTTGTAGGCTGTCTTGTAGTTGCGTTTACAGGACCCCGTGTACGGTAATTAATCTTGTCTGCAACTTGATGCTTGAGACGCTGGTAATATGTTGGACCGAAGAAGATTTCGGTTTCCATTTGTGTACCATCAAACCCATTATAGAGGATTTCGTTACCGTGACGCTCAATGCCGAAATCCTTTTCTAATGTACTATAGATACTCTCGTAATCTTGGGGCTGGAAAGTGGTAGCATCTACTGTCATGCCGCGGTATGTACATGTCTTGGCAAGAATACACTCCAGAAGGTGTCCAATGGTCATACGGGTGGGGAATGCATGGGGGTTGATGATAATATCGGGTGCAATACCCTGGCTATTGTATGGCATATCTTCGGGGTTCATAATCATTCCAAATACACCTTTTTGACCGTGGCGTGATGCCGCCTTGTCTCCGAGATCGGGAATACGCACTTTGCGAAGACGCATCTTACATGTCTTTACACCTGCTTTGTCGTAATATACGAATACCTTGTCCACAAACCCACTGATGGTTTTATCGGCAATCTTTGACATGTCGCGATAAGTATGTACTTTCTTTTTATTTCCGAACAAAGAGAGAGCGTTGTTGTCACCTTGACCATCGCCTTCTGTTTCATCTATGTATTCTGTTTGAATTTGGCATTTCCCAATGACTGCGTCGCCTTCGCGGATATAGACGTTCTTTTTGGGAAGTCCATTTTCATCCAACGTTTTGGCGTAGTTTGTTTGTTTCACACTGAGAAGGTTCTTTCCCTCCTTGAGGACCCCAAGAGGGTTTGCAAATACAATCCTTTCACTATCACGTTTCATGGCATCTTTTACGTCACCCTCTTTTTCAATCACACTCTTGAAATATGTCATATTAAACATTCCCCTTTCAATGGCAGCACGATTAATAATAATACTGTCTTCTTGATTGTAACCCGTGTATGTGGCAATAGCTACAATAAGATTTTCGCCGCCACAGAGAACATTATTATGGAGATGGTCCATGTAACGCGTGCCGACGAGGGAACGTTGAGGATAGTGAAGTACATAAGACATGGTATCTATACGCTTGGCGAAACTGGTCATGTATGTACCTACTGCTTGTTTTGATTGTGCTCCATAGAAAATGTTACGAGGAGCTTGATTATGGTTTGCCATGGGAATATTTTGCATGACTGTGCTTAGAATAGCAGAAGGGTGAATTTCACAATGGGTATAGCGAGTACGGGGGTTTTGAGAGAGAATATCACCATTCATGGCAATGAGACCATTGTTTGTTTCTTCCACATCAATGTACTCAATAGGTGCCTGGTTTTTAAGAAGCCAATCCATTTTGGTAATATACTCTTCCGGATGTTCCACTTCTTTATTCATATTGCAAAGATCGGACCATGCAAATGCGTCGGGGTTGTTTCCGAGTGCTTTCCACGCTGTCACTATAGGCAGTACATTCTTATTGTTTTCTTCGTCATAGTCTACGACATAAATGGGACGCACACATCTTCCGGCTTCTGTACATATAGAAATCTCTGAAGATAAAATGTTCCATGCAATGGAAGTATAGATACTAATAAGACCACTGCGTTTGAGTAGCTTCAATGTAGTATATACTTTCTTGGGTTCCTGTGTACTTCCAATCCAGTTATTGTTGATGAGTATCTTTGTTGCTGCTCCAGAAATCATATCTCTGGGTTGTATGTTACTAATTTGTTTCATACCAAGAGCGTTCAGACAGGCAAGTATGGGTTTATCGCTACTTCCAAAGGTGACAATGCCGAAAGTACTGAAATGTTTAATAAGACCAATGCTGCCACCATCTGGGCTTTCAATGGGACAAACAATGCCCCACTGGGAAGAGTGAAGCCGATGGGGTCCTACCACTTTAGATGTGGGGTCTATGGGGGTCTTTAGCCTCCGCAGATGAGAAACGGTGCCGATATAGGAAATGCGAGAGAGATCTTGTACAACCCCGTCTTTAATGTCGTCGGAACTCTGGTTTTCGTCAATCATGGATTTGCCCCAGCGTCCTTTTAGGGATTTCATGAACCCATCTTCAATAATGGAAGCACGGAATATGTTATGAAGGTTTCCGCGATTAATAAGATTCTTAATGTATTTAGAGGTTCTCCATGGACCATAGAGGTATTCCTTATCAATGGTATTTCTCACCGTGTTACGGAATTGATTGTAGTAGTCACGGAATAAGTTGCCAATGAGGAACCCAGAGATATCTACACGCTTGAATACATAATTGTCGCGGTCGCTCTCTTTCATTAGTGCAATGCGTGTTTTTACGAGCTTGTTGACGACGTGGCCCATAAACAGTGCCTTGTTGTGGAAAGAGGCTCCCATGTTGGGGAAAATATCATTTACGAGGGCATTCTTTACCTTTTCCACGTCTTTATATTCCACGTACTGTTGCAGGAAACGTATTGCCTGTTCTTGGTTCATAATATTTTTGTTGTGGGCATCAATGATACTCCAGCGTAGGAATTCTTGGATAGCTTCAGTGATGACAGATGTGGTGTTTTCCCCTTCTGTATTTTCGGTAGCGGTATCATACGTAATGTAGTCTATGATTTCTTTGTCGCTTTCTACGCCAAGTGCGCGGAAGAGGACGAACAGAGGGATTTCTACATTCATATTGGGTATGCTAATCGTGATAGCATTGGGTGTACGAAGTTTACCTTGAAGTAGATCTTTGTCTGTCTTAATGTCTGTGAGATTATCACGGTTTACAAAGAACTTGATTGTTTTGGGGAAAAGGGGATTTTCATCGGAGGTACAACGAATAAGACCTTCGTGGCTGTATTTGGGGTCTTTGCTTTTGTTAATGAAAATGCGGTTTAGTGCGATGCGTTCTTGTGCCACAATAACCTTTTCCTTGCCATCAATAATAAAATACCCACCTTGATCATAGGGACATTCCCCCATTTCCACCAATGCATCAAAGGGTTGATTATGGAGAATGCACATCTTACTGTGCAACATGATGGGTAGTGCTCCAATCTTGATATCTTTGAAAAAATCTTCTTCTACGGTTTCTTCGCCATTGTCTTTTTTGGTGATGTATCGTACAACAATATTGGCAAAGATATCAGATTGGTATGTCATATCACGAAGACGTGCATCGTTAGGATACATGATATTCTGTTCTCCTGTCAATGGGTCTATGTAAGTTGGTTTGCTCACCGAGATTTCTTTACCGTCTATGCCACCGATATATACATTGATTTCATGTGTAAGACTATTTCCTCCGCTTCCTTGTTTTTTAAGTACTGTAAAGGGGTTCAAGACATGAATGGTATTTTGTAGTTTATGCAATGCAAAGTTATCCCAGCTTTCTAAATGGTGTTTCGTGAGAAAGTATGGATTGGTCTTAAAATAAGTATCTACAACTTTCCATGTATCTTCAAAATACTTCATGGTTAGATGTTGCTTTACATTTTATCTACACTTTTTTTCGTACACTTTACCGCTCTATATGGAGCAGATAAAACAAAATAATATCATGGTTACAGAGAAGATCACTTCTTTACAGGTTGCTTCTTCACGGGCTTCTTCGCAGGCTTCTTCTTCTGGGGTGCTTCCGCATCTTTTGCTTTGTTACCACCATACTTGAAAGGAGGAGCCACATAGTCTGATACATGTCCGTACTTTACAAACTTGTTTACGGCATTAACACCGCGTACAGCTTCTTGAGAGAGTAGGTCGTTAATCTCTGTGGAATTTCTGATTTCAGGTGCTTTGTAAAGAGAGCCTGTGTCAATCATAGTTGCAGGGTCTCCACCACCGATCTTTTGATGGAATAGATTGCGTACATTCACTGTTGAATTGAGAGCGTGCATTGGTTTAACATTGCCTCCTCCTACCTTTTTCTTTGACCCTCCGGCTTTAGGAGCAGCATTCGCGGCCTTGGCGTTAGCAGCGGTCTTAGTAGCGTTGGGGGCGGCCTTGGTAGCATTGGCAGTGACCTTGGTGTTAGCGGCCTTGGTGGCGTTGGGAGCGGCCTTGGTGGCGTTGACGGCAGCCTTGGCGTTGGCAGCGGTCTTAGTGTTAGCAGCCTTGGCGTTGGCATTGGCGGCCTTGGTAGCATTGGGGGCGGCCTTGGTGGCGTTGGGGGCGGCCTTGGTGGCGTTGGGGGCGGCCTTGGGAAGTACTGCAGAAGCGATGGCACTTACATTGCCTGGGAGAGTGCTATTGAAACGGGCAGATGCATCTGTATTAGCGTAGTTCGTAAAAGCTTCATTCGTAGTACCAAGGGCAGAAAGGAAAGAACCACCTACCTTGTTGGTAAAGTTTTTGGTAAGAGTATTGTATGCAGCATTTGATACAGTTTTAGAGACAGCATCGGATGCAGCAGACCCACCTTTTTTATTGTATCGTGCCATGGATTGTTCTATTGTTTAAATAGTATTGATATTTTATTTCCTATGGTCCGGTGATAAATAAGTTAGACAAAGAAGTACTGTACTAAATAAATTGCACACAGAAAGTTGTACATATTCTCCCACATTTCAGACAATAAAAATCCATGGCGTTTCATAAAGATATTGAAATGCATCCGCTTCTCTGAACTACATAATTCCAATACAAAAGGATATATAGCAACATCAAACGGTATTTGTTTTTGTATATTCACATACGCTTCATTTTCCAAGAGATCGTCGCGGAATGTTTCATAAAGGTTTTCATCCCATGGATACAAATGTTTTACATGCTCCTCAAACTTGATGGGATGAACAAAATAATTTTCCAGATGTACTGTTTTCATTTGCGTCTCTCTATTCTCTTTACAGCTATGATAATATTAGTGTTTGATAAATATGAACGTGTCAAACGAAAAGAAAAGTAGATACTAAAAAATATTTTTATACAAATACATCCCATGTGTTATGCAAACTTTCATCCATAGGTTTTACTGTATCGTCAATACTATCCGAGATAGCATAACCCTTGTCCATATCTACATAGCGTAATACATTCATGTACCGTTTTGTTAATGCCGCCATTTCTCTCGCACGATTTCTAATATGATGATGAATGTTAGGTATACTCACTATTGTAGATACATTGTGTACATGGTAAATCATACTGTAGATACTATTCACCATCTCTTTGCGTATGTCCACAAGATAACTATAATATAAAGCCATATCATACTTCCCGATCACTACATTGTAATGGTATTTTAAGAACGTCTCTGTCATAATAATGCAATGCAAGAGATCGTACTTGTTAAAATTACGCATAAAGTATAGCTTTTCTATAATGCGTTTGTATCCATCATCCATGTGTATGTACTTTAATTGTTTAGGAACCTTGTAGATATGGAATGTCCGCATAGAGGCTCCGCCCTGGTATTTGTCCCCATACTCTTTCAACATGGTATTTATCTCCCTCCAAATATCCTCTTTTTCCATCAATACCATCTTGTTTTTGTATTGATACTGAAACCGCTGATAAATATAATATATAACGTACGCCATAAAAAACACAACCCACATTGGTACTTGCATTGTGGTATAAGACTAACTATTTGCCCGTATTAACTTGTATGAAGAATAAAAACAGGCTTATTAAAATCATCAAGACTGAAATGATAAGGATGCGATGATTTTTGGTGAGAAGATCGGGCACACCCTCTAAACTATCAAGAAGCAATAACTCCTGCATCATCTTGGGGATCTCCGTGAAAATAAGAATGGTGATTTCATAGAGAGACATGTGTATAAATTGCTTTTCTTCTTGATTGCGGTCACGGATACTATTAATAATGCCATTTACAGAACCCAGTACCGCCTTTTCCTTATCCATAAGATCTTGATACATATTCTGTTCATCTTTGGTTTCCAGAATGTTCATTAACTCTTTGTATTTTTTGTATTCCCCATATTCCAACATGACTGTAGAAAACAAATGGGTATCTTTATTTTCGGCGACAAAATATTTGCGTTATCTATGATGTCCTATGTACAAACATACAACACATAAAGCTAAATGTACAAGAAAGAACTACAATACCGTTGTAATCTTGTTCATCAGAGAATGTCATATACACCAGCGAATAACGCGACAAACCGCAAAATAGTATGTCTGGGGGCTGGATATGTAGGCGGGCCCACCATGGCCGTCATCGCAAAACACAACCCCAACATTGACGTATACGTTTTGGATCTGAATGTATCACGTATCTCTCAATGGCAAACCGGTGTCCCATTTTACGAACCTGGTCTGGATACAGTAGTAGATACTTGTAGAAACCGCAATCTCTTCTTTAGTTGTAATGTTGAGAAACACCTTAGAGATGCCGACATTATCTTTCTGAGCGTAAATACGCCCACCAAAATGTATGGTACAGGCATGGGTTCGGCATCAGATGTTAGCTACTTTGAAGCAGCTGCATACATGATTGCAAAGATGGTGCGTAAACCCGAAGTAATCATTGTAGAGAAATCAACCGTCCCACTGCAAACCGCGGAAGCCATTGATACGATTTTTAGACACAATATGCACCCAAGTGTCAAATACAGTATTCTCAGTAACCCCGAATTTCTTGCAGAGGGAACAGCAGTGGCCGATCTTGAAAACCCTGACCGAGTACTCATTGGCGGTGAAAATGCACAAGCAATAGAGACCCTCGTCAATATCTATGCTGCATGGGTTCCCAAAGAACGTATCCTTACCACAAACACATGGAGTTCCGAACTCTCTAAGCTCGTCGCAAATGCCATGTTGGCACAACGCGTATCTTCTATCAATGCTATTAGTGCAATCTGTGAAAAGACGGGGGCGGATATCAAAGAAGTCTCACGATGTATCGGTATGGATACTCGCATTGGTTCCAAGTTTTTGCAGCCTTCCGTGGGCTTTGGGGGCTCCTGTTTCCATAAAGATATTCTCAATCTTGTATACATTGCGGATACCATGGGTCTTCCAGAGGTTGCAAATTATTGGCGGACCGTGGTAACCATGAATGAATGGAACAAGACGCGTTTTGCAATCAATGTTTATAAAGCAATGAACCGCAATCTGAAAAATAAGAAAATCGTAGTCCTTGGTTTTGCATTCAAGGCAAACACATCTGATACCCGTGAAACTCCCGCGATACACGTTTGTAAGTATTTTATGAAAGAACAAGCCAACCTCCATATTTACGACCCCAAGGTAACGAAAGAAAGTATTGTGGAAGACCTATCTCTTCATAACGACGAATATTCACACCATAATTCTTCCGTGACTATTCATGACAACCTCTCTGGTAATATATTTACAGGTGCACATGCGGTCTGTGTACTTACAGACTGGAGGGAGTTTGCAGATATTAGCACGTGGAATGATATTTATGAGAGCATGATACAACCCGCTCATATTTTTGATGGTAGATACTTTTTGGATCATAAACATCTTACCAACATTGGGTTCCAAGTGCATTGCATTGGCAAGAAAATGTAAAAAATATAATGCGATGTTGTATTTGAAGTTAGATAATATCCACGAGGTCTACTTGGCCCAGAAGATGCCGCCTACAACACATATTCGGTAGATCCAGTTCTTCAAATACTACTTTGCATTCCAACACTCCTTTTTGTTTCAGCTCCTTCTGACGACGCTTGAAGTACTCCCACACATTTGCAAGAGGTTCATTACAAGAGAAACACCGTACCGGAATAATCATACTATCTATCCTTTACTACTATTAGATTATTATATTTATATGCTCTTTACTTTCCCGCTTTTGACATTTCAAATTTTGCGTATCAAAAATAATTACGGTCATTGCACACCGTGACATATTATGCTACAGAAAGAACCGCTGGGCTTTGAAGATTGGCGTGAAGACGGATAAAGTCTTTAAGAAGAAGGCTACTGTGATTGACAATCGTCTGGTTTGTAAGCATAAAGTTGTATACTTCGGTAAAGATCTTTTCGGCATCCGAGAAACGTCCCTTCCTGGTGAGGTATTTCGCCAAACAGTATTTAAAATCGGGGTGTTGGCGAATGGGCGACTTTTCCAAGAATTCCTGAACTTTGGCATCGTCTTCTGCCGTAGGAGAATCTGGCTTTTCCACAATGTTGCGGAGTGTGATGTAGTCCGTGTTAAACATGAGCTGATTATTTGCCGTCTGTGTACTTAGTGTAGTACCAAACTTACTTCCGTCCACAAAGACGTTCTGAATGGTCTGTTGAATAGGGATATCCAGTTTTTTAAGACAATAGTCCAGCTGAACATTTGTAGCAAACTTAATAGGAAGCATCACACTCTTGAGCTTTTCCGCAGCTTCCGTCGTAACAATGTAAGAGTCAATGACAGGCAGAACACGGATTTCGCTATTGATAGGAGCAATAAATGCGGTTGCATTGCCCACGTAGGGGAGACCCAAAGATACAAATGGGTGTTTGGTGGCATCATATTCATCAAAGAGACGCTGCAGTTTTCCAGCAAGGGTATTGTCAAAGAGAACATCGTCTTCAAGAACAATGTGCATATCTTCTGCCGCCCCATTCTTTGCAATCATCTGAATTACCTTGGCATGTTTTAGAGAGTTGGATAGCTGGTTCACATGGAGATTTTTAATGAGACCATTTAGGATAGCAAAGGGGTCGTCCTTTTCCAGGGGCTTGTAATCCACACAGTTCTTTACCAGCTCCTGAGTAATCTTGGGAGGGTCAAAGTCTTCAATCAGGTGAAAAGACGCAAATTGAGCATTCTTAATATCCGTAGTAGCAAGAGTGGTGCGAAGCTTTTGAATATTCGCATCGCGGTCTTTTAGATGAGAAGCATGAATCACGTATACATGGAATTTCTTGGCGGCATCTGTCATGGTCAAAATTTGATATAGCTTTAATTGTTATAGAATAACATATCCTTAAATAGATTAGGAGAACAACGCATTAAGCTCAAGAGAATATCTCTTTCTAATATAGTAACTAACAAAACACCCATACCATGCATTTCTGTAAGTTCTGTCAAAACATGATGTATATCAAGGTAGACGAAGAAAAGAACCTTGTGAACTTTTGTAAAAACTGTGGTCACCATGAAGTAAAGAAACGCGAACAAAATGAAAGTATCTGTATCATTGATGACAATAAAATTAGCGACCAATTGAAGTATATGCAATACATTAATGACCACTTGGTACACGACCCTGCTCTACCCAGAGTAAATGATATTCCATGCCCCAATAGTGCGTGTACCAAACCCGCTGCTGCAGAAAACGAGATTATCTACATGAATTACAATGCGGAAGATATGAAGTATGTATATTACTGTGTACACTGCAAACGCCACTTTGTCCAGAATTAGTAATGGTGTGTTATTGTTGCCACATCCGCTGGGTGTAAAAATTGAATACGCTTTCTTTTTCTTTTCCTTTCATTGTATGACGAAAGGTGGATTTAAGCTTCGTAAATAATTTCAACATACTAATATAGTAAGTAATCAAAGTCAATCAAGATGGTCAGACCAAACCTGAAAATAGATGTCAGTGGGGGAAACAAAACCGCAGTTGCTATTAATAACAAGACTGGGGAAAAAGAGATCATAGAGGACTTTCATGAAATTATGGCGAACTACAATCCAGAGAACAATACTACACGCAATATTATGACCCGCTATGAAAAAAACAGTGTTGTAGGCCTCCGCACAGAACAACTACGAAGGGGGGCTGAACCACTCGTGGAATTTGACGAGACAAAATTCAACCCTCTGGAAATCGCAGAAAGAGAATTGAAGGAACGTAAGATCCCCATGATTATCAAAAGGAAGCTCCCTAACGGAAAGATGGAGTATTGGCGTATGGAAGACCTCATCATTCTCTGAAAACCATCGGTGATTTTGGATAAAAAATGAAATCATTATTTTTCTCTTGATTGCATTACACAAACATATAGAAGAACTCCAACACATCCACGATATCGTAGGTACAACAAACAAAACAGATATGGTGTATCAATATATCTCCGACAACGGCACTACAAAGCAATTTGACATAGAGATACAGAATTGGGATACACCAAAATGGATACATTGCATTCTCAAATATGATGCCAATAGCAGAACATGGGTGGCTTCTGTGAGTGGAAAGAACAGAAGCGAGTGTGGTGATATATTCACCGGTCTGGTAAATCGCACTAAATTATTCGGGGGCGAAATCCCACCTTTCAAGAAACGTTCTATTACTCACGACGAGTGGAAGAAAATAAAGAGTGAAACCACGCAATGGGATGATGTTTCGGTAGATATTCCAAATGATACCATCCGCCGTCTTTACGCAGCCAAGGGCTGTTCTTATATCCAAATTAACAATGGGTATGGTCTCTATCATCTTGGTAATGACGTATGTGGGCTTGGTGTGCCAGAATTTACACCGCCACAACAATTGTCTGTACGTACAAAAATACGTGCAAAGAAAAACACCACCGGTTTCTGTGACATGTATATTACATGCACATGTCAACCCAAGGACATTACGACATTGCAACCATCGTCTTATTCTTTGGATGATAAAAACAAGCTCCCCCCAAATGTTAGATACGTAGAGAATAAATGAACTTCTCCATCGCCATTCCGAAGATGCTTTCTTTTCATTTAGACCATTCATTGATAAGAAAACAAAAACAAAACAAAACAAAAATCAACTTGCAGAAGTAACAAGAATACTCTGTTCGGCTTCCGTTAGTTTAGTACCACCATGATAAGCGTATGCCATATTATTTTCTATAAGCATTTCCGATAGTTTTTTCTTGTTTGTATTTTCTTGTTCCATGTTGTCAAATACAAAAAGATCCGCAAGAAGCCGCCCGTACTTATCAAAGCCACCACATTCTAACCAAGCTACGCAAATTGTATTGTCAAAAAGATCTTTCACGAATTTACGGGACTTGAATTTAGCAAGAGAAGCATCTATCGGCTTTCCAAGAAGATACGCTATTACGCATTTCTTTGCTTCCAGAGCTTTCTGTTTTAGTGCCGGATCTTTACTTCTTATTTCGCAACTATCTATGCCGTTTATGCGAACTTTGAATTTACTCGGTGTCGTCAAGATGTCAGGTGCATGAAGAATAACGGTTATAGTATCTGCATCGTATACATCTACTACTCGGCACCACGTTGAAATGCCCTCAAAAGAAAAAAGCGGTGTTTTATTGTTGTATTTGGCGAATTCGTGAAGCAGTAAGAGGTCTTGTTTGCTGTTCGTTATCATGGTATTACTATATCTTTGTGTAAAAATCAGAGAAAAAGAAAGCGTCTTTATAATTTCATAACATGTTCTTGTTCTATTACATTCTCCAACGGTTGTTGCAATTCAGACAGCGGATAAAGATGGTCATACCCTCATCGCCACTGCGGATTTGTTTTTCATAGAACGTACATCTATTCTTCTTGCATTTCCCACATGTAAGCATCTCTGTGACCACAGCATCTTCGTTGTTTTCAAACGCATTTTCATATTTCTTGTGGAAGAGTTCAATTGTGTCAGACCATACTGTGGGGTGTAATTTCTCCGGAGACAAGAAACAGATTTCATGGGGTTTGTATTCCGATTTTTTAATACTCGGCAAGAGGGTCTTGTTTTCCAGATAGCTCTTTGGATCAACATTGGTGAGAATAGATCGCGCCTTTTCAATATACATCCTGTAAAACTGTGGATTGTTCCATGTACATACAATGTTAATACGCTTTGCATTATCCAAGGACCAATTGTAAATACCAATCTCCATGTCTTCGCATTCCTTTTCTTTCAACTTTGTTTTTGTCTTGATGAGCGCGCGGATTTTTTCACGGCACGTTTCTTTACATACATGTTTGGCAGGTGCTTCTGTATCTCCCATAATACTATCTGTCGCCACGGTCATATTACACTTAAGAATAGAACGAAGCTTGTCTTTATATTGAAAAATTGATATGCAAATACAGAAGGTAGAGTTCTTTTAGAAATAGTGTACAACCATTAAAATACACACTCATGGACGCGGTCAAATTTTCAAGAGAGGGCGAGGGTACATCCCCCCCTACAAACTATCTTGAAATATGGTTTATGCAACCCCGCAACACAGAAGATACCGCCGAAGGAAAGTTAAACACACACATCTCTAAAGAAGTGTTTTATAAAGTACTTGAGGCATGGGGAAACAAGCGTTGTAATATTGTAGATACAAAGTTCCATCAGTACTATGACATGGTTCTTCAAAAGACAATTGAAAATGGAGAAGTAGTAGATACACGCCTTTATAAAGATGACTTGGTGGATTATGAAACCTCACATGATGATAAGCTTCTATCCCTATACTTCCATAGAAAGAAGATTGCCACAGCTCTGTTTCCATCTACTTCAAGTTTGCATCGCATTGTATACAGAAAGAAAATTACATTCAAGATAGCTCTAAGGGCGTATCTCTGTATGGTACAAGAAAAAGAAGAAGCCAGTGAAGATGTATACTACCGAATTTATATTCATTACAACCACGTTAAAGATGCGGATGTAGAACAGCATTGTCATCAAATACAGAATGTTATCACATCTATCTCACAGACCATGGTGTCTATATCGTCGCAATAACCGGTGTCCATTTTTGGAACTTTTCGGAGAAAGTAAATAGATGCGGCACTTTCTCCAATATTCCTTTTTCTTTCATGATGTTCCGGAGATACTTACTCATCTTCAAAGAGGGAACACATGCCGTTCCGTGAGATACTCCATTCTCATCTGACAATTCATAAATGTCGGGGGCCTCCGTTTTTGTAATAAAGAAGCGTTTTGAACCGCCGCTATCGCTACCACTGTCACCACACTTCTCTTTATTTACCGCGCCTTGGGCGGGGAGGGCACATGGGGCAATGACTACAGTCTCTTGTTTTGGAGGCGGAGCCTCCGTGGTAGCACCAGAGATGAATTTATTTACACTACCTACCTTGTAGCGATTTACCTTTTTTACCAAGTCATCATCAAAGTTATACAGTATATTTCTAAATTTAATAAACAAGGGACGGAAATAGATACCTCTGGTGGTATACGGAAGAGTAGACATGTGTTCATTTATCATGGTTGAAATTTGGTTTACATGAAAATGTTTTTTCACACAGATGCGGAAGGGGTCGTATCTATCATACTGATATTCGCTATGCAAAACTTGGTACAACAAATTAAGACGCTTTGGAAGATTAACATTGGTAAGATGTTTTCCCTTACATGCAAGAATATCATTTGCGAGATAAAACCAGCGTCCATCTTGCATCTTTGTCATCTCGCCTTCAAAAAGGGTGTCTTCAAAAAGACTATCGTTAAATTGAATAGGCACAATAATCATGCGCGGCAGGAAATACCCTTGTTGTACCTTCTTGTCAATAAAGATGCAGTATCGGTTGAAATTGAACCGCGTCAAGTACATAAAATAGGGGTTCCCGTTGCTGCGAAGACACACTAAATGCGGGTTCCGTTGAATGTTGGCGGGACTACGATTGGCATCATATTTATCAAAGTGCCGCTGGATGATTTTAATACCATATTGGTCTTCTAAGCGGGTCAAAATATCACGTTTTGTATCGTCTGACTTTATATTAAACGATACTCTGTCGCAAAAAGAAATCTCTGCAGTCTGCATGATTAATAAATCTTCTGTGTAAAACGTTTATATAGTATGCACGGAAGATGGTATCAGTGTTATTATATTCTATTTACATTCCACATACCAGTATTCCTTATTCAATTTTTGGCATAGCACCGGTAGCTTCGCAATAAGCGGTATCATAAGATTCATACGAATTCTCTTGGTCGTCGTAGGCATGAAGGCCATTCATACCCGTAAGACTTCCCATGGTATTCATGTCATTTTCTTCACCATATTCATTAATAATCATCTGGTCCTTGAGTGTCTGTTTTACCGCGGTACTCACCACGGGCTTCTCTACGTCTTTGGCAGGGTTCAGAGGTGGAAACTCACATGCAGCAGTCGCGGTCCCGGCAGCGTCTACATTGTCCACTACAGGAAGACTTCCCATGCCCTTCTTAGGCATAGGACAAGCTTTTATAGGTGCCATCATCTCTTGTTCATGGGCGAGTTCCTTGTTTTCGGGAAAAAACTTTGCCAGTGCTGCATCACTGTCTCCCGTGTCGGCATCGCCTCCGAATACGTATTTCAAAAGTTCTTCACGCTCCTTTGCGGAGTTGTCGCGTTCTTTGGTGGGCAGAGGTTCGTTAATACGTTCTTTTGCTTGTTTGGAAATGATAGCATCTCCTACTTCTACGGGTGCAGGGACCGCTTCTTTTTCTTCTTCGCGTTGCTGGGCAAGGGTCTTCATGGTTTCTTTGGCAGCCTCGGGTGCAGTGACAGTGTTAGTCCTATCAAAGAGGATATTTTTAATAAGAAAATGAAGAATAAAGATGATGAGAACAAACAGGATGGTGTTCTTGATAGCAGTGCCAATCATCGTATAAAAGATACAGTTTACATATACGAACAGAAAAATTGATTTTGAATACACAAACTTAGCATCTATAAAAGATAAAGAGTGTTGCCCCGCGTTGCCAAAAAGAACATGAGCAAACAACCATGTGCTACATCTCTTAGTCGCCAAGGATATTCTATTAAGAAAGATACCATTGATGAAAAGGGGCTTTCTAAAATAAAAAAAGAACTCACTGTTTCTCCCTTTGTTTTAGAAGATTACTCTTTCGGTCCTCCTCCTGAATTTAAACTTTATCAAGAAGGTCCCACGAAAATCTATGTGCCAAGAACTTATGGTTTAGACCGCTTCGGCGTTCCCAACGTGAATAAATTGGATGCGGGGAAAAAAATCAATGTTCCATTTTTGGGTAGTCTTCGCAGAGAACAAGATGCCCCCGTCGCCGCATTTATGAATGCTTGTCGTGATCCCGCGAAAATGGGTGGCATTCTTAACATGACGTGTGCGAGTGGAAAAACGGTAATGGCAATCTATATTGTAACACAGCTTTCACGCAAAGCCATGATTATCGTACACAAAGACTTTCTTCTTCAACAGTGGAAAGAGCGGATTGAACAATTTGCACCGGCGGCACGTATTGGCATTATTAAAGCACGTCAATGCGAAGTGGAAGATAAGGACATTGTTCTTGCTTCCCTGCAGAGTTTGAGTATGAAAACATATTCTCCGGAAATTTTTGCGGACTTTGGAACTGTTGTAGTAGATGAATGTCATCATACGAGTGCGGAAGTCTTTAGTCGTGCATTGCGAAAAGTTGCATTCCGGTATACACTGGGTCTTTCCGCCACCATTAAGCGTAAAGATGGCCTCGCAAAAGTGTTTCAGTGGTATCTGGGCAATGTTGTATATAGCAATGTAGAAGAGAGTAGTACTAAGCGGGGAAAGAAGGATGATATCACGGTGTCGCGGCATCCCAAAGATACAGTACATATTCATGTATTCAAATACTATGAAAATGACCCCATGTATTCTACAGAACACACATTCATGATGGGGAAACTCAATGTCGCGCGAATGATTAATCAGTTATGTGAATACACTCCGCGCAATCTCATGATTTGTAATATTATCAAGAGTATCCTTTCTAAAGAACCGGAACGCAAGATTTTAGTGCTAAGCGATAGGAAATCGCAACTCTATGATATAGATTATAAACTGCGTCAACAAAAGATCGTCGCCGATGGTTGTGGTTTCTATATGGGTGGCATGGGTGTAGACGACCTTAAACAGAGCGAAGGAAAACAAATTCTTCTGGGAACATTCCAAATGGTATCCGAGGGCTTTGATGTCAAGAGTTTAGATACACTTATTCTTGCTTCGCCGAAATCTGATATCATTCAAAGTGCCGGGCGTATCTTGAGAGAGGTACCAGAGAAACGAAAGCACATACCGCTTATTGTAGATATCATGGATACGTTCTCCCTCTTTGAAAAACAGGGGTGGAAACGCCTGTCTTATTACAGAAAAAGTAAATACGAAATAGACTACAAGTATGTGGACGACAATGGGTGTGTTCGCAAAAACAAAGAGGGGGATGGTGGCATATTCATCAATACGCGTAAATTGGTGGATCTCAAGGGGTTCAAAATCTCTGCATTAGAGAGCGAAGACGATTTAGAAGCTGCGGGTGTGATTATTCAGAAATAAGACGACATGCCACCGGTTGATCTACATAACCATTGTCTTTTTTTGGTTCAAGGTCAATGGGTCCAATCTTTCCAAGCCATTCTACATCGTAATTCGTAGTCTTCAACCATTCATAGAATGCTTTTATTTCGTGTTTCTCGTACGTCGGGTAATTTAGAAGCTCATCAAATACGATAATACTACCAACACGCAACATGCCACCAAGTATGTCAAATGCACATTTCGTGGAGCTGTAAAGATCACAGTCTACGTGCAAGAAGGAGATAACTTCGCCCTTGTGTTCTGATGCGAATTGCGGAAGCGTAGTATCAAACCACCCTGCAATCAGCTGCACATTGGACGGTACTGCGGGAAGACGTTTCTTTAAAGAAAAGGCCCCTTTGGCAAATTTCATATCAGGGCGACCCCAGTCTTCGGGGAGACCTTCAAAGCTATCAAATCCATAGATGGTCTGTGTAGGCATTGCAACTGCCATTTTCCTGATAGAACGTGCGGAGTATACCCCCAGTTCCAGAACAATTCCGTCTTTAATACGTTCCAGAGTAAGTGCATGTTCCAACGGTGCGATTTCCAAAAGTGGCATAGTATCTACCATGTGTTGTACAAATTCATTGTAGTCTTTTTTCATGCTGTTGTATTTATAATTTTGATACATAAAATACATATCTTTGTGGGACCGCGAATGTATAGATGTAAAAAAAATATTCTGAATTACAAAGGGCTTCCGCAGTTGGTTACACATGGGGCCATCTCAACAGAAGAAATATACATTTGTTCATGTGACAAAGAGTGGTGGTACGGCATTTTATTCATACTTTACAAAACACTTGAGCGAATGGTTTGAAGGGAACAGAAAACATACACTTCTCTGTGACAAATATACAAATCCCATTCTCATTCTTCGTCATCCTGTGGAACGTTTTTTAAGTATGTACAAATACTGGAAGAATGGAAGTGATATGCACAGACCAAAACAAACATCAGATAAAATCCGTGCCGCCACCATCAAAGATTTCATTGATATCTTCAAGCGGGGACGCGATAACCCCGCTATCCTTAAAGAGGAGTTGTATGGACGAAACTATCTCTGGGATGCCCATTATAAGCCAACAGACCACTGGATTAATGGGGTAGACTGGAAATACATTACCATAATTGTATATACAAAACATTTGGAAAACATTATTCCAGATAAGCTCTGTGCTACCCTTAACATCCCTGTACCTGAAGCACGTTTGGAAACAGTAAATGTGAGTATCGCAAAAGAACCAGTGATGCTTGACGACGAAGACATCGCATTTATAAAAGAACAGTATGCCGCAGATTATAAATTATGGGATGCAGTACATACAAGCCCTGAACTTTTCCATGCCGTCATCCGTGAATGAATAATTACTTTTCGTTTTCATTTTTGTATCCATACAAACAAATAACATTACAGTGTTTCTTATGGTACCACCATCTCTTATCAAAAATCTCGCACATATCTTTTTCACAGGACCCGCTCTTATCTATGTAGGAATTCATAAGACATCCAATGCTCCATGGATTTTCCGGACAATGGCAATCGTCGGGGGCATTCTGTTCTTCTACTTTCTGTGGAAGTTTGCCATGAATGTATCCGAACTCTGGTATCTTGTACATGCCATTATCTTTATGTCTCTAATCTTCTACGTGGGTTGGAAACAGGGAGCCGTTAATCCCACCTTCTTCTCCTTTCTCATAGCCATCGGATTTGGTGCGATTGGATACCATAGCTACCGCTTTTTGGGTGCCACCATTTTCCGCAAACAGGTTCTTTCTTCGCCGACCATAGACATCATGGTGTAAAATAGAAGATACAACAGACAAAAAAATAAAACCATTCATATAATAAAAGAACACGAAACCCATTCCATCATGTCAACGATGATTACAACTATTAAGAAATCTCTTACCGCTCTTTCTGCCCCCGCCATCGCAAAACTCATTACCCTCGCAGTTCTTCTTACTACACCTTTTTGGTCTTACATGAAATTGGGGTTCCTTCAGCACATTTCGTTTAAGGTACTCTTCCTAATTGCTATTATTGCGTTGTGCTTCTACGATTTCCAACTCGCACTTCTCTTGACCATTATCTTCCTGGTGATTATTATCAACGGCAACCATGTGAAGATTGTAAAGAGCAAACTCAATGGCGGCAGTCTTATTGAAGACACCAAAGAAGAATTCAACATTGCTGAAAACCTCCCCAACGAAGAGTGTTCCAGCTTCAAGAAGAATGAAATCAACAAGGACCTTGTAGCACACTACATTGACGACAAGATTAAGCCCTATGAAGTGTACATTAAGATGCTTGTCAATGAAGAAGCTCTCGCCGATGCTTCAAATGGTGCTCTTGCGGTAGAACAAGCGTCAGAGGAACCCGTTGCCAATGCATAAGTACTTGTACCACCGTGTCTAATTATTTTTCTTTGACATCCAAATCATCACTTGGAGCCTTGAATGCAAAATCACTAAACAAATTCCCTGCGAGCTCTTTATTTTGCATTCGCTCGGCTTCTCTTTCTCTTAGGCGTACTCTACGTAGAGCTTTCGAAAGTTCTTCATCTATATTCACAACGTATTTATACTTTTCGCCCACGATTTTCATATCTCTGTAGATACTTTCAAATGGGCCGCGGAACAACTCATTTTGAATTCTAAGACCACGTTTATCCAACATTGCAAACAATTCCTTCTCCGCCTTTCTGGGGTCATTTACTTTGAACCATGCCAGAATTTCGGGGTCTACTAATGTATTACGGTAACGATATAAAAGTTGATGCTTCTCTCGTTTCGTAAATCCAACTTTGAAAATCTCTCTATCGCCATCTTTGTAAAACGCACATGATACAATGTATAGATAACCGTGCGATTGCTTACTAAAGATCTTCATGTTATGTATGATATTCTATATTATAGATGCACATCTCTATAAGTAGATATTGTATACCATAACCATGCCATAAAACACATATCTGTTTGTATCGGTCAGGATAGGGGTGGGAAGGGGGAGGGGACGCTACATGTAGTGTGGCGGAAAACAAAAATCAGAAGGAGCGCTTACGAGCGGCTAATCCGTTACCGGCGAGAATAATTTGTACCAACACCAGTATCATAAGGATAATAATGGCAAAGAGGATGTATGACCTACGCTGCTGGTTTGTAACACACTGGCTATCTTTCTTGTACATATATACGATGAACATGATGGTGAAAGCCAGGGTGTAAATGCCGAGAAGAACAGGGAAAAGTAAACTACGTTTCATAATGAGTATAGTGTGCGCGGCGAGAAAGAGTGCACCCAGAAGAGCCAGAACAATTGTTACGGTGATGGACATGAGTAGATTATTTATTTTATGAAAGCATTATTTTTTGCCAGGGGCCTTATCGCCCCAGTAAAACATATTCCAGTTGTTAAGACGGCGACTTGGCATCCTCTTAATAATCATAGCAATGCCCAGAAGCCAAAGGAAGGAACCACCTGCAATTACAATGTACATCATGTTACGTGTGATTTTCTGCTGTGAAAACAGACCACCAATGATAAAGAAGGCAGCAAAAACAAATGTCGTGAGGAAAAGCACGTCGCGTTTGCGGGTGTAAGAGTTGGCTTTGTATTCACTAAGGAAGAATGCTTCCTTTTCTTTCATAACATTCGTCTTGAGAATATCGTTGGTACGCGCGAGAGTACCACGTGCCTTGTGGTTTTCTTTGGAGACGTGTTTGTTAAGACTATAGATTTCGTTATAGTTGTTAAGTTGGTGGGTGATATCTTTAAAATTCATAATATCTTCGTCAATCGTTGGTATAGATGCAATTCCCATTTACATAATAAAAATAATTTTTTTACACGCTATTTGGTAGCAAACATGTTACGTATCCACAAAAGCAGATAAACAAGCACAATAAGCGTCATAATGGTACCCATGCCCATATACACCCATTTCTCCTTCTTGATAAACAGAAGGCCGGTTCCTGCAACGACAACAACAAAGGTAAAGAAGATAGCAGCCATGAATTGAGTACGGGAACCAGTGTACCTCTTGTAAATTTCACTGTTTGTGTTTTTCAGAGTGCGGACGTTCAGTTGATTATTGGAGATGTCTTTGCTGAGCTTGTTGTTTTCGTAACTTGCCATGAGTGTCTCGTCGCTAAGTTTTTGAAGTTCGGAAACGATTTCAACTGTCTGAAGCTCACGGGTACTATCATCGCCTGCGTATGCTATGCCGCGATTGTTACGCCTGAGGTAATATGCCAGAGCATCTGGGATGCCCTGATAGACGGTACTGTGAATTTCTGTGACACCAAAGGGAGAAGCGAGGTCGTTTACGAAATTGTAAGTGTACATAATCTTTGCGAGAAGACAGTGACGAGCACCAATGAAGTTTCCTTCTTTGGTGTATTTCTCCATAACGACTTGAAGGAAATCAAAGAGGATCATGGGGTAACACGTCTTGATGTACATATCCACTAACGTCTTTACGGTAAAGAGGGCGATGTTCTTGTCGGGGATGTTCTTCGTAACAGTACTTGTAAATGTATTTACCATAGTGGTACGCAGAAGAACATAGTACTGTGTGTAGCTACTGGAAGTCATGGCCTTGGGGTCAGAAAATGCATTCACAAAACCAGTGTAATCGCTTTCCGCAATCTTCTCTGCTTCAAAGAGAGCCTTCATAGATTTGATGCTTGTGTTGCGGAGTGCTTCTTTCACAGCTTTGTAATCATCGCCGAAAATTCCCTGGATGTACTGTATAGCGTAATTGCGAATGCGTTGTGACTCTTTCGCCTGTTGCCTCTGAGTAACGTTTTGAATATTGTCAAAGTTTTTGGTGGTATCTTTGCGTAGACGAGTACGAGCATCTTCGAAGTATACCGACGTAGCTCCCTGATAAATAGCACCGAAGTAGCGATCAAATTCCGTATGCGATGCACTCTTAAGATATTCGTTTACATCTCCCCCTCCAAGAATTTGGATATAAGCATCAACCGCATCTTTAATACCTGCAATCATGCGTCCCTTCAACTCTTTCGGCGTGGATGTACTGGTTTCCACAATGTTTAGAGAGATCTGATTCGTCATGGGGTCACCAGAATATGAGTTTTTGCGTATCTGTTCTTGCAAGTTTATTGTTGCTGCGGACGCCGAACCATTATTAGAGGTAGATGTATTCTCCGAAGGTGATGGTGTATAGTTCGTCTTGGAAGTACCTATGGTTGCAAGGAACATCTTATCTTCTTTGTCTTTGGGGAATTCCGGTACCTTTCCAAGGCGTTCCAAGTACTTGTCTACATCAAAACTCATTTCAAAATTAAAGTTGACACTGGAGATGGGGACGGCATATTTATTTGTATCTACTACTTTAGTATCGGTTGCATAAAACCTTTTTAATGCTTCTGGTATGTCATATACATTGGAGGAACCATACAGCATCCGAAGCTCTGTATCATAATCTGACGACATTTTAATAGTATTGGATATTTTATTTTGCCCAAATGAGAAGACTATTTCTGTGATCAATAACAAAAAGAAAGATAATAATAGTGTTACGATTAATGTAAGCGTGGTATCATCGTACTATACACAACAACGGTAAGCAATATATGTTCCCGCTGTAGGACTGGGCCGTGTTACTTTAACCATTTCCCCACTCTTAATAGCATAATATTTTGCGATTGGGTCACTCTTAAGAATGACTGGGAATTGGAACTTACTCTTTACATTGTACTTCTCTACAAGTCTTGCAATCTCTTCTTGATCACGAATCACTTCGTGTTTCGGGACCAATTCATGTTTCGTAATATTAAACTGCAACGTCTTTACCTTGTAGCATTCAATGTTTAGACCAAGTGTATTTATGGTTTTCATATTGTTACTCGTAATGTCATCATTCGTTACCAAAATATAGAGAGCAAATGGTGTCTCGTCGTCAAAATACTTCTTCACTTCCGCCCATTTAAACTTAGGGAGGGTATAGTAAATAATTTTTGTTTGAGAGGGTAGCAGGATTTCAATAACGGGTTTCAAGTTATCCACTTGAAGCACATCTTGTACATGTTTTGTACTTACATTGCCATTGTCTATGCCTCTATCTGTAAGCATCTCCAAAATGGTTTGGAAGCTCCGTGTAATCTTTTCAACATCCATATTTACCCACACGTGTGTTTATTTACTTGTTAGTAAGATATTTGGAAACGTGTAATAACGTGCAGGGACTTCGTTATTGTAAATAAAAACAAGACAATGTTTTCTAAACTTCAAATTTTTCTTTAGGAAGATCACAACTCTTCTTCTTCGGCTTCACCAAAGGCACTCTTGAAACTATAACCCTTCCATCCTTCTACCTTCATGTATTTCGATGTCTTACCCATGATTTTCGTGAGACTCGTGTTAAATGCCTTCTTCGTTGCCTTGAAGTGTGTCGCATTTTCTTTCACCCAGTATTGGAATTTGTTATAGAGTTCCGTAACCGACACGAACCCACGGTCTTCCTTCTCCAATTCACTTTCCACAAACTCGGCAAACACATTATTCTCCTTCTTGTATTCTTCAGTACAGTGCAACACCGCCTTCGGCTCCATAATCCCCTCTTGCATATACATTTTATAGTATTCAATCAGAAGTGCCATGAAGTGCTCTTTCCAGCATTCAAACTTAGAGGAGAGATCCATATCCATCATGTGTTCATTCTTCTTTGCTGGGTCAGGTGTCAATGTAAATTTAGAGGTGTATTCTACCACACGAAGACGACGCCATGTGCCATCGTCATCTGCATTGATGTGTGGCAAGTGGTTGCATACCAGGATCATCTTGAACCTCGGCTTGAATTCAATGGGGTCCTTGAAAAGAGCTCGGGTCATAATCTTGTCACCACCTGTATATTCCTTCATCTGACCCACGTAGAGCTTCTCATCATCATCCGGTTCCTGAAGTACAGCAAATCGCTTCCCCTTGGTACGTGCCAATTCTGGACTGGCGGCACTGGAAGATCCACGTTTCTGTGTCAACAGGGTCACAGGGAGCTTCACACAGTAATCCCCGAAAGCACTCTCAAACAGTTCAATAATCTTTGACTTCCCGTTAGCACCCACTCCCGTCCAAATATGGAACTTCTCTTCGCGTACATTACCATTCAAGCAACTTGCCAACATCAGGAGGACGTACTTGCGGATATCTTCATCCATCAAAATCTTGCGGATGCTCTCCATCATTTCAAGTTGGTGCGGGTGGGTCTCGTCATAAGGCACATAGTTAATGTTTGTACTGAAAGAGATGAAGTCGTCGGGGCGACCCTCACGGAATTCAAGTTCATCCAGGTCGTAAACACCATTCTTAAAGCCGATAAGATGACAGTAGTCATCCAACTTCTCTTCAAACTTGGGTACATAGAATAGTTCCTTACACTCCTTGATAATATTGTCCTTGAACGCTGTGGTCTTGAGCTTCAAGGCAATCGCATTCAATTCCTTGGCAGTAGTGGCGGCGCGATCAACTGCGTCTTCTTCATCTGTATTTGCGGCAAGAGCGTTATACTTAGCTGCGTAACGATAATAGATAGTAGAAACATCTTTGCTCAACTTGCTCCTCAGCGAATGCCCCGAGTCGCATTCCTTCCACTTGTGATCCACAAACTCATACCATACGTTCTGCTTGTAAGATGCACATGCATAGTCATAGCGATAGAGGAAGTGTACCACCTTGGCGATATCATGGTGTGTGCCACTCCTACTACTGCGAATAAGAGCATCCAAATCACGGTCTTGGATCTCTTGGAATTTCTCGGGATTGTCTTTACGTGCCCACATCACCAGAGACCCAATACCAAGACCACCTTCCCGCATGTAATTCCAATGGCGTTCGCATTCCCCCGCCTTGTATTTTTCACTGAGCTGACTAAATTTGTCCCAGTCTTCCAGGAGGCGATCATCAATGTTACGTAGACACCACCCCACACGCATCCATTCATTACGATCCTCTGCCCTTTCCTTGCCCAGACATTCTACGACGTTCTTTACATACTCCAAGTTCTCGCATACGTGTACCGTGTTGTTCTTGCGGCTCCCGCGGGTCTTGTTAATCTTCTTGAGAATGCTCTCTTTTTCAAACTGAGCTATTTCATCGCGACATTCTACCAAGAGAGGGGTGGCAATGTATTTATTGCGAATAGAGAAGAGACGTACCATATCCACGGGCAATACATCAATGGGTTGCTCTGTCATGGTCATTGTCTTTCCGGTGCCCGTACACACAATTTTGTAGGTCGCAAGATAAGGCTCACCGCCCTCCTTTTTGCTACCATACATAAACCAGTTGTTCTTGTAGATTACGGCTTCATCAACCACATCTTCAATCTTGTTCTTTAGAGGAAGGTCTTTGAGGATGTCTTTCACCATGGGTATGACCTTTTTACGAACAATAAGTTGGACAGATGGTTTTGTGATGACATCGGGAAACATGATATGCACCCCATCTTTTACGATCTTGAGGGAACCACTCTCTGTCAGGGCGGGTCCACTTTTCTCCATGACGTATGCGGTCATGGTAGTGGTTTCATCGGTAACAATGTAGTTGTGTAAAACACTGGCATACGCTTCTACCACTTTTTGGATTTGTTCGCGTGTGTATTCTCTTTTCGGTACATCGTCTGTCGGTTGGAACCGGAAATCCAAATCAATCAATACGGGAGAAAGTTCACGGTGCTTTTCCGTTAAATACAAGTCTTCTTTATTGAGGAAAGCATTTTCATAATTTACCATAAAGTTTTCCAGTTCATCTCCTGAGATGTAAAATGCTCCCTTAGGGTATCCAAGAGACGTATGTGTAAATTCGCACCCCTTTTCTACGCGGAACTGAGAAATATAGTCGCAAAATCTCTTGGTAGCAGAAGCACGTGTAGTGCTTCCGGAAGCACCTGAGACACCGGAACGACCAGCAGCCGCCATATTGTCGGGCAAAATCTTTACAGGCGTGTTAAAATTAGGCGGTACTTCTCCAGCCCCTTGCTGATTATTTGTTACGTTTGTTGAAATAGTATGTTCACTTGAAGGCATTTGTGAACCTTCCATGCTTAATTTACTATGACAGGTTTATTTTTATATCCTTGTCATCAATTTTTAATTTGCTTTTACACCGATTAAAAATGATAATTTTAACCGAATAAAAACATCGAGAGCATGGGGAGTATGTTACATATTTGTGTGATACATGTCCACGGCGTCCGATGGATTTGTGTCACTTAAAAAGTAGGAAGTTATTCATTGGCGTTGTCGTTGGCGTTGGCGTTGTCTTTGGCGTTGTCTTCAAAATGTTCAGATGTTTTATTGTAGTCTGAACGTTTGCGAGAAGACCCCACGGTTTGTTCTGTTGTAATATGATAGTTCAAAACTTGATCCAAAGTAGGGAAAGATGTGATGTTTTCTGCACGGGACTCTTGTTCGTTTGATGGAGGGAGAGGCCGTCTTATAGGAATACCGGAGAGTGTTCCAGTCTTTTGATAATTGTTATGTCGTGCTTGTATGTATGTATCTGGTGCACTATAATTATGATAAAGACTGGTGTTCTGTTCTGTTCTTTTATAAACATGAGAAAGTTCGTTTATGGTGGGCATTGATTTACGCATTCGTTGTTTTATTTGATATATCTCCTGTCTCAAATTAGATATCTGGTTTTGCATCATGGCTATCTTTGCACTATCAGATGGTGACAATGATTTCTCGGTTGCTGTTTCCGTCTGTGGTGATACTCCTTTTTTACTTTCCACAGGGGTTTTACCAAAAAACCATTGCCACCGCATTGTTTGTTTACCATCATATAACATTTTAACCACGATGATAACAAAAACAACGGATACTATCTAACTATGTTTTATCTTTCAATATTATAGAAATCTTATCATAAGATGCCCAAACGCCCCCCAACAACACCGATAAATAATGCAGAGATAACGTATTGTTCTCCTGCAAGACACGAAGAAGGATTACGTACCCGCAGCTGTTTTAAGAAATCAGAGTTGGTGCAAATAGCCAAAGACATCAACGTTAAGTACCAGAAAAATATTAAAATAGGAAATAAGCCCAAGGAAATACTCCATCGGGAGATTATGGAGACGTTCAAAAATGAATGCGGGGATAAAGAGTATTGTTGGGTAGATAAAGCATTGGTAAAACGTGCTTCTACATTGGCAAAACAAGCTTTCCGACCACCAAAACCCAAAGAATGGAATGTAAATCCCCGCCAATGGCTAAACACGTATGATATATTGTATGTACTAAAGCAGTATGAAGAACGCATAACAAACTTCATGTTCACTGGGGTTTATCCCATTGATTTTCAAGAGAGATATACAGATGGCACTTGTATTGGAGAGAGCTTATGTACATTTGACATTCATAAAGATGTTCTTGAAAAAGGGAAGCGGCGTTTTGCAATCGTACTAAATTTAGATAAACATTATCAAAGTGGCTCTCACTGGGTAAGCATTTATTGTGACCTCCGTGTTTCTTCACCCAATTACGGCATTTTTTACTACGACAGCACGGCACATCCCGCACCCCCAGAAGTAAAGCGTTTTATGACCCAGGTGCAAGAACAAGTTCGCCAATCACCCTCTTATTCCGCATCTTCCAGTAAAAAATTCGTCGTAAAAGAAAACGTCCATCAAAAACAGTACAAGAATACAGAATGTGGCATGTTCAGCATCGTCTTTATTAGCCAGTGCCTCAAAGAAATCCCCTTTGATGAAATATGTAAACGAATGCACAAAGATGATGGTATACATGCCATTCGCAGTGTTATTTACCGCCCCAGAAACACATGAATGTACTCTACAACCACTTGCTCTGTCAAACAAAGCATATAAGACATGAAAGTATTACTGTTAATATAAACCAGAGGTCTTGTTTGCACGGCATGAATACTCAAGACGAGACACGCGGACAAGGACCAGTAACCAATCTGGGCATTGTTATTAATTATTGTTCTAATGAAAAAGCATTCATTGATAGTTTGATCCGCGAATGTTCACGAATTTCTCCTTACATTAGTGTGGCGTATGGAGATCACATGTATGATGGAACTCCTGAGGATACAACTTACCTTCTGGAAAATATCCGCCGGAAGTACCCCCATGTAAAGTACGTACCTTATTCTGTAGATGTGGCGACCGATCTTTATAAAATGCGTGGCGTAGTTCAGAGACCCACTGCTTATTGGTGTAATCTTGCTCGTTGGAAGGGATATCGTGCCATTGAGGAACAGGCTGCATCAGAGAAGGGAACCATAGACTGGGTACTATTCTTGGACGCGGATGAAATTCCGGTAGCGGATATGTTTATGGATTGGGCATCGCGTCTTAGTTCTCGGGACGAAAAAGGCTATACATTGATGTTGCCACCAACACACTCTTTTAAGTTTGCAAATTATTGGTACTTTAAGAATGAGACAAATCAATCCACAGTATTTGAAGACAGCATTCTTATGATCCATACTGATATGATTACAGAGGACAGTGTCTTCCACGATCTTGAGAGAGATGGCATCTTAGCAGTAGCAAAACCACAACAATATCGCATGGTAAAAAGTGCCACAGGAGAACCCATGTTCCATCATTACAGTTGGGTAAGAGGTCGTGCGGGTCTCACAAAAAAATTAAAAACTTGGGCACACCGTGATGATATCTTCAAAAACACAGACGTGGAACAACTTATCGCATATATTTATCGAAATGATGACGCAAATGATATTATTCATCACTACACATACAAGAAGGTGGTGTGTCCATGGTCATTTATCTTTTGATGGGAAAGGCCTTGCAAATGTGGGTGGTATCAACCGATATCTGTAAATTCTGCAATATCTTGTCGGTATTTATTTTTTTCTACAAAGACAGATACCTCTTCTGCAAGAACTTCCAACACGGAATGTAGTGCAGGGGGAATACTAAACTCCACTTTTGTTTTTGTTATGGGTGTGTTTTCTTTTTGTGGTATACTACAATATTCCATGTCGGGATGACTATTGCTATATTTTAGTTCTTTTTTTATAGGCTTCGTTTCCATAATCTCTATCATCTTGTAGATATCAGGGCTGTGATTTTTTATGAGATAGTGTACCAACCGATTGATATTCACGTTGCCATCTTTTATTTCTCTCACAAATTCACAGGCTTCGTGATAATAAATGGATAGACATGTATTACAAATATCTACAACGGGACGACGTTGGTATCCATTCCAACAGAGACTGGCAAATTCATTCTTCCTCGGGTCATATTTAAATGCAGATACTCCTTTCCATAAAAAGGTCTCATTGCAACACATACAAACACGGTTACATAGCCACATGCCCCCGTAATCACATGTTGCATTTTCTACTAAAAAGAATATTAGATCTAAGAGGTTTTGTTGTTTTTTTAGAGATGTCATAGTGCTATCTGAGGTTGTCCGTCTGTTATATATACCTTTTATTTCTACTCTCCACAGCATACGCACATCATTAGCTTTGTATTTTCGTGGTATCATAATACCCATCCATGGCTTCAAATTTTGCACACGACAACTATCAGGTAGTGTATTTTTTCTTGTATCTATGACTTGTAAACTCCAGTTCAATGCGGTGGTCTAAATTTTGAAAGTCATAGAGGTTCCCGTAGCGGTCTGTAAAACGGAAAGAGAGTTTGCTAAGACGTGGGATGGGGGGATTGTATACTTTTATAATACTATTATCTTCGGATATCAACTGGGTGCCGCTATTTGGTTTGGGAATAACCGCGAGGGCATTGTTTAAGTATTTCCCATTGCTTTTGATATATTGGGCATCTTTGAGTGTCATGATGATGTAATTATTGAAATTGAAGTTTTTACGATAGGGCGGTTCTATTTGTGTAGCGGCATCTGAGTTATACATAACACCCTTCTTAAACCCGAGGAGTTCATGTAGCGAATTCAGTTCCGAACCCGTAAAATCAAAACTATATGATCCATCATTGCCTTGGAAAATAAACTTATCCTTTGTGGCATTGTAAGTTACAGATAATTTCGCTTTCGGGGCTTGTGCTGTAAGTACCGATGTTAACATCTGTGCAAACGTGGTCTCTGTATAATCCCCATGGGTTAGTTTAACTGTGATAAGTTGCCCTGCATTCCATATTTTTAAACTATCAAAGTACTGGTTAATCATATACATAGAGAAGGGAATGTGAAGAGAGATGAGTTCCACAGCTAATACGTCATTAATTTCTTCATCCAAGTTGTAATCGTATTCCGCTACATTGGGATACTTGGATGTCTCGCGGTCTTTGCTATCTATAACAATACGCGTGTAACGCTTCCCCGTGGTTTCCGTGGGTACCGTTTTCGGGGGGACAATTACTGGACGTGTTGTTTGCAACGCACTCCCTGGGGAAGAAAAGTTGGCATAATAATTGTTTCTTACGTCCATTTTCAGTTTTTTTAATATGGAGGGATAATAATAAGATGTCTAAACGTGGTGGTGGCATTGCAACTATGGATGACCAGTTTTTTACAAAGAAGAATATTGAAACCCTTGTGCAAATCTTTCAAGAATATATGAAAGAGAACTATCAAATTGTATTTCGTGATAACGAGAGGGTCATGCAATTGCGGAAAGATGTTTTTACAGCAATGAAAACAGTACATTCAGAAAACCCGCAGTATACTCTTGATAAAAAGAATATCACCGTATTGGGTCAAGTAAAGAATATGTACATGAAACAAGCACAACCACAATCAGAAACCCCTCAACAATCTCAAGTCTTACGTGATAGTGATATATACAAAGACCGTAGAGTTGTCATTGATGAAATTGTACGCCCTCACAGTACCACCGTAAAAGAAGATGCATTTGAAAATGCTCCACAAAATGCAGTACAAAACTTGGAAACGTCCATGAATACCCTTAAGATGGAGAGAGAGCCTCGTAGGGAAACCCCTGATCCTAAGCTCATGAAAGAACCAGAGAAGGTGAGTAGTGAGAGTGCATCCGAATTCATGGCAAAACTCGCCGAATTAGAAAATGCCCGTAAGCAAACTGAGGAAGCATTTAAGCAAAAGATGAAGCCGGTGGAAGAAGATGTATTATCCTCTGGTACCAGTATGATCCGTCGCATGGACGAAGATATCCAAACGCAACAACAAATGGCATCTGCGGATATTGTAGATAACCAGGCTCTTTACCGTGCTTCCGTGTCTTCTGTACCCGATACTACAGCGTCTGACAGAAAAGACAGAGATGGGCAAACCGATGCTGCCTCCGACAATGTCAATGTCTCTCTGGAGAAAATTAAAACGTCGCGTCAAGAAATTCTCCCCCCACAGGTGGGACTTCGCAATGTAAAGAAATACATGACAATCAATAGCAGTGACCGCGACTGGGAATTCTACCCCAAACGTTACCAATATTCCATCTCGTTTTCCACAGACTTTCAGAGGAGGTACCGCGACATTACAGAAGTATGTGTCGCCAATGTGATTATTCCCGAGGAGATTAACCTAAAGTGGACGGCGGAAACACAAAAGCCGAATTACAATTATGATTTTAGCTTCGCACATCCCTATCTCCATCTTATCATTGAAGAGTTCGGAAATGTATATGACGGCACAAATGATATCTCCCGCCGTAGCTTCTGTAAACTCATCTTTGATAAAAAGTACTGTACACCCAATGGACGCAGTTTCCTTATTCTAAAGCCCATGCAGGGAGAAACCAAGCTTTTCTATCCCTCGCCGCTTTCTTCCATGCCCCGATTGACGATGTCATTGGTGAGGCCTACGGGTCAGCTTCTGAATGACAGTTATGATGCCTACAAGATTTTCAAGATAGATTATGAAGTATTTAATGCAAACTATCTTGCCATTGTTTCCGATGAGTACTTTGACCGCAATGAATATTACGTAGGAGACACTGTAGTACTGAAAGGATTTACGGGACCATTACACCAAGATCTCGTTAACTTTATCAACCGACCAGAAGGTCATGAAGTACTGGAACTTGGCACCGCAAATGAAAATGGCTACTACCGCTCTTTCTACATCCAGACGCTGGGTGTATTTGATAAAAAACAGGGGTCTTTTAATGTTGATACAGATGCTATTACCGCACTAAATAATTACAACAATACTATAGATTACGAGACTACCACGGATACCAATGGTGTCATAATGAACCTTTCCCTTCAACACAGTATTTCCATGAACCTTGTTACACGCGAAGCAGACGTAGGTCATCAAAGTACCAATCTTTTTACACAACGCAGTTAACAATCTTTTTTTAGCCGTTTGTCATTATGGTATAGGTTGCGTGTTTCCCAGTGCTATCACTGGCGATATTCATGATACCCAGTTTTACAAGACGACCGGTCTCTATGTAAATACGGTAGTCGTATACTTCATTTGTATCCGTGCGTACCATGAATTCCCCTTTCTTGGTAATATATACCGTGGCTTTCCATTGTGTCATGAGTAGTTTCTTTTTGTACTGAGAGTTGAGAAGCTCGTCATTTATGTCTTCTTTAACAATGATTTCTTTGGTACTAATGTTGTTGGGAAGACGAAGGCATGTCGTGCCAGTGGGGGCATTCATAGCACAGTCGACACTTGCGGTCTTCATAGCATCAAGGAACTCATCAATAATAGTTGCCTTTGTCTTTGCAATGTTATAAATATATTCATCAGAAGTCATAGACTTGTCTTGACGCTTGATGGTTACCGAGGTCTCTTTTTGTTTTTCTGTAAAGGTCATGTGGTACATATACACATCCACATGGCGTTCTTTTGGAGGTAAATCAATGTGAGAACGTGTACGCACTGCACGTCCTACAACTTGGTCAGTGCGGATACTATTCCAATAAGGTTCCATGATGTGTACCTGACGTACATTCTTAAGAGAGATACCCTCGGCACCAGATTGCGTAATCATCATAACCCGAATAATGTCACCGCGTGTATTAAGTGGCTCCTTCTCGGGGATGGCTGCCCCAGATGCTTTGGCAATAAGAGGAAGCTTTTCGCGAATGGGTGCAGGTATGGCATCCATTTCGCTGTTGAATATCTTGAGTAGAATGCGTGTTTCTTCGTCGCTACCGGTAAAGATAACATATTTTGGCTTTCCCCAGTCTTCTTCGGGCATATCTATGTCCCAGGACCCATGTTCCGTACGCTTAATTTTAAATGGTACAAAGCCGCGTTTCTGAAGAGCCAGAGCAAGAATACCGAGGCCCTCTACTTTACGGAATTGGGAATAGACCATGCCACACCCGCGTAGTTCAGAGAGGTGTTGTACAATGGTTTTCATCTTTGGGCTATATTTCCCCAAGTTTTTCAGTTCCAACACGTCACTTTCATATAATGCTTGGAGAGCATCATCAATTTGTTGTATGTACTCTTTCGCCATGTCTGATTTCTTAGTGGGTTTCTTGGTTTCTTCTTCACCGACCCCCTCTTCCTTCATGAGGTTTTCTTCTTCATCCATGATATCAATCTCTTTCTTCATGTATTTCATGTTGCTTGGGAAGGGACGCTTGATTTTAGAGGGGAATACAAAGTTGCAGAGAGCGCGAGAGTAGAAACGATACACTTGTCCTGAACTGTGGAAAACATTTCCCCCTTTGCCACCCTTCCGCTTGTTTTCTTGTCGTCTCTCCTGCAAACGTTTCTTTTCGTAGATGGTAAACATACTGTCATTCATGGGAAGAGCTACTTCATGTGTTTCTACAGATGGATAGAGATCCGGATTGTATGTACTATAGAATGAAATGGAACCCATGATACGACGCATAAAGAGGTGGGAATTTTCCATGTGGTTTGTGGCAAAGTTTACAAAGTATTTTACAAACTCCTCTTCTTTTGTGGGAAGTGCCAAGCTTTCTTTTACCGCAATGGTGTTGTGGATTTTCAATCCTTCGCTGCTAAATAGTTCGCGTATGTACTTCTTTGCATCCTTGGGATATTTCACATCTGCCCCAGCATCTTCGGGAATGCGTTGCACCAGTGTATCATCGCGACTTGTGTAATGGAACCCATGAGGAAGGAGAGAAAGATATACCTTGTGTCCATTGGGTGCTACAGTATAAGTGTCAATAAAATGGTCTTTCGCTATCATCTTTTCAATGGCATCTTGGGTAAATAATGTATCTCCCTTCGTTTTGATTTCATATACTTCGCGTTTCCCTGTAACAATGTTGATGAGGTAGGCGATTTCATGGGGATAGTTGATAATAGGGGTTCCCGAGAGACAAATGATTTTGGCACCTTTTGCATTCAGAAGGAGCTTGTAAATGGCTCCACCGATAATGCGGTTATTTGATATGCGGGAGACGAGGTTGTGAACTTCGTCAATAATAATACATTTATTATCAAAGGGGTTTTGTCCACCTTTCGTCAGTTCTTCTATATGTTTGCGCGTCATACCATTGAAGTTTATGTACTGAAAACGTTTACGAGCAATGAAGTCCATCTGTGCTTGGATTGCTTGTTGTTCGTCTCCTGTGAGTTTTGCAAACGGTTTAGAGACGGGTGTCTTTTCGGGGTCGGGGAGCCATAGTCCCTTTTTACTCTTGACAAATGTGGGGAGTTCCTTTACTTTCAAGGTTTGATATACGTACTCAGAGACATCCTCTTTGGGAATGAAGACCCAGTTTTGTTGCATCTGGAAAAGGTCACGGCCACATTTCTTAATCTCGTTTACGTAGTTATCGCGGAGACTGGCGGGTATCATAATAATAACATCCATGTGGTTATAAAGCATCTCGGCGGCAGCAATGGAACTACATGATTTGCCAGTACCCAGTCCGTGATAAAGAAGAAGGCCACGATAAGGACTTTGGTACTGTAGATAGTCTTTAATAAAGGATTGGTGGGGGAACATGTCTACACCCATCTCTTTCTCGCGTTTTCCAACCTTTTTCATTTTCCGAGGGGCGAATGCGGTATCAAGCCATGTAGTGAATTTTGCACGGTTAGGAAGTACCCATTGGTCAATAAGCCTATCAATCTTATAGGGAGTTTCCATGGCAGCGTCCGCCATGGCATTTTGGCTCTCTTTCTTTATTCCCGATGTTTCCGTCTTCTTAGTTACTTCCCCTTTCTTTTTCACAACTGTCTTCTTTTTCTTTTCACCTTCAGAGACTACCATGGTGCGTTCCCTTGTATTTATTCTTTGATTAGAAATTCTACAGACGATAAAACAAAAACGCTTAGAGAAATGGTACATTATATGCATATTATTGCATAGCATAACGGACTATGGCATATCGTCTTTGTATAGATCACCGCGAAACCAAACTCAAGGATGTCTGGTCCGGTGCCAAAGTATCTTCCTTTGGTGACATTACACCGGAGTATTCCAATCTTGAACACGGTGATATTCAAATACATCGCGGGGATGAACCCGTAATTGTGATGGAGAGAAAGACCATCTCTGATTTATTGGCATCTGTAAAAGATGGGCGTTATCGTGGTCAGAAAGCCCGTATGATAGATATGTATGGGGCATCGCGTGTGTATTATATTATAGAAGGGACGGTGCCTTCTATTACATCTACGCGGAAAGAAGATAAAATCATTCACGGTGCCATTACGAATACGCGTTTGCGTGATAAGATTGGTGTATTCTTTACTAAGAATGTGGAAGAGACGGCCTTTCTTATTATGGATATCTGGAAGCGTGTTATCTCTGAAAAACAACAGGGGATGTCTTCTCAGAATGCCACCGATGCATTTAGAGAGACATTGGTGAATGGAAAACGTAGTACTGCGACGGTTTCTCTCCATACAAAGAGTGAGCCGACGGTACAAACGGAAGTGATGTACGATAGCTCTCGCGTCGTACAACCCGTCGTGGATCATAAGAAAACTGCATGTTTCTACAACCTCTTGGTGCAAATTCCATCTGTGTCAATAAAAACGGCGGAAGCAATTGCAACCGTATATCCTACGATGGAAGAACTAATTGATGCTCTAAAAGACGATGAAAAATTGAAACAGCTTAAAGAAATGAAACTTATGAATAGTACTACAACGAAAGCCGTTGGTGGTGGCGGTCGCAGAATATCTACTACCGCTATTGCAAATCTACAGACATATCTTTTACGAAATGACGGAGAATGATGCGAGGATGGGTGTCGCAAACGAAGAGGAAATTACGGACCTTCCCTTTAATCCACTAAATATTGTTATGACGGATGAAGAACTCTTGGAGTTTCTCCAACGCTTTGGTGTAAATACCTTTTATAATATTGATCGCTATAGATGTGCTTTCGTTCATAAGTCTTATTGTACCAGAAAAAATGAGAACTTTCACAATGGCAATACAAAATGCCCAGATGGTTGTCTACCGCTTCAAGAGGAAAGTTATGAAGTATTGGAATTCATTGGCGATGCCATCTTGAGCAAAGTAGTAGCAACCTATTTGGTGGAAAGATATCCAGAACAAAACGAAGGCTTCTATACGCGTATGCGAACCAAACTGGTGAATGGAAAGATGCTCTCAAAGTTGTCCAAAGATATTGGGTTTCAAAAGTATCTCATTATCTCCCATCAAATTGAAGAGAGCAATGGAAGAAACATCACCAGTATTCTTGAGGATGTATTAGAGGCATTTATTGGGGCAATTTATATGGATCACATGGAAGGTGGAAAACAAGCGACCGATGGAGATGAAAATGCGAGTGAATGGATTGTAAATATGTTGGAAAGCAATATTGATTTCGCTGAGTTGATTAAGAAAAATAATAACTACAAGGATACTCTTCTAAAATATTTCAGAGCAAATATGGGTTATGTGCCCCGTTTCGTGGAAACAGACATCACCGTTCAAAATCATCGCAAGGTATTTAAAGTAGCTCTTAAGGACCAGAACGATGGATTAATTGCAATTGGAGAAGGGGGGAGTAAGAAAGATGCGGAAAATAATGCCTCCAAGGCGGCTCTTGAAAAACTATCCATTCCTCATTCGTAACGGCCGACGCCAACGCCGACGCCAAAACTTATTATCTTTTGTTTTTATTTTATTGCATTGTTTGCGTATGCGTAAGCTCATTGGATTTTATGGTTCCAGAGAGAAGTGTTGCCAAAAGCGATTGCGGAGGGTATGGTCTTTCTGTAGACGCTTAAGATACTCCCTGTTGAAAAGTTCCATGTTCTTCGCACCCGTGGTAGTGATAATGTTATGTATCATGGCGTGATATTCCTCCTTTTGTTTCTTTTTGTTTGTCTTTACCATGTCCATGTAGTATGCATATCTTTGTTCATTCATAGGCGTGAGGTTAAAGAACTCCACAAATTGATAGTAGTTGGCAAGGGCATTCTTTAGTGCGTATTTCACCGTAGGAGGACTGTCAAAGTATTTATCTGTTTTTGTATTAAGATACTCCTCGTATACATTGAAGTAAGACGACTGTAGGTTTTCAAGAATGGTCTTTGTTGCCGTCTTTACATTCATTGAAATCCAATCTTCATTATTGTAAAAGTATACTCTATTTGTGCGTTTGTCATAGTACATGCACATCATTTGTAGGGGGTCCGTGGGAACTACATTATCGTCTTCTTCATCATCGTCGTCCGTTTCTGCAAATGGAGTGCTGTCGTTCACAGAGTTCTTGTTCATAGGGGGGATACTTGGTAAGTTTGTCATGTTGATATTGTCTGTAGTAAAGATAATGGAATCCCGTACGATCTCTTTGAAATCATCCATATTGATAGTGTATTGCTTGTATTTTAATTGTTCAAGACGTGTATGAATGGTATCATATTTCTTTTCAATGACATCCTCAAAATCAACGGTATGACCTACATTTAGAATGCTCATTTTTGTTTCGGGGTCAAGACGTTGAATGAAGGCATCTACTTTGAAATAACGGATAATATCATGAAGTGTAGGTACCTCTTTTGCGGATAGCTCTTTCTGTGGGAGACGGTCGTCGTCCGCCGAACCCGGGGTTTGTGTAGATGCTTCTGCCATCTTTGGTTTTTTAGAAGCTGATTTCCCTCTCTTGTGTTGTTTCTGTTCATCTCCGAATTCATCTTCCATGAAATCAAAATCGCTTCTCTCTTCTATAACATCTTCGTATTCATTGTCGGAATGATTATCGTCGCAACCTACACCACACTCTTTTACACGCGGAGAAGACTTTTCTTTGATAATATCCATGTTTGGTCGCACCTTTCTTTTTTTTCTTCCATCATCACTATCGTAATCTACAAAGCCTTCAAGGGAAAGACGGGCGGGGGCTGCGACACATTGTTTGATATCAATATTATTTTCATCCTTAATCTTTTCTTGAGGGAGTGTTTTCGTTGTCTTCTTTTCAAGAGGGGCGTTAGAAATTGCCGCAATTGCTTCTTCGGCGATAGTAACAGGGGTTTTCTTTTTAGTAATACTAACCGTTTTCTTCTTCTTTTTTTCTACAAGTTCTCCGTTGGAAATATTATTGGTATTGTATGCAGAAACAAGAGAGCGGATAGAAGCAGAAGACGTGCTGGTAGACATACTCTTTCTGGCATTGGGAGCCACCTTTTTCACATCTACTTCGCCATTCTTTTTCATTACCAGCTTCTTTGTTGCAGAGGAAGCCACTGTGCTCTTCTTGACAAGAGGTCCTCCTTGTACCAATTTTCCAGCAAGTACTTGATTTTTCACGTCTTCGGTAATATTCACGTACTCTTTTCCGCTGCTCACTTTATAACATGTAAGTTTGCGGTCCAGATGGCGCGTCATTCTCGCCACATAATCTGTAGTGTATGCACAGTTGGGGCAATGCAGACACACTTTGGGTGTGTTTTTAGCGTTGGTTGTCATCTTGTATGTATGTGTTCTTGTCTTGTATATAAAATAGGCTGTACGAGCGATATATGCTGGTAAAGCAGAGTTAATATATATTCTCAATACCTGTTTAAGTGGTCTTCGGTTAAAAAATAAAATATCATTACGCCAGCCTCCTCCTTATGTCGCCATGTATTAAACGGGAGGATTTTTCGGGAGAATGGAGCCTACAGATGTACTCTTGGAGTCCGAAAGAAGTGTTCCGATAAGTGCGGTTTGTTCCACACTGGGA